CCAATACTTTATCTCCTCCTCCGTAAGAGAACACTCGCTTTGCGACTGCATCCAACTTGTCGAGTACTTCTGGTGTAAAGTATTTTTCTGGATCTGCAAGGATTGCTTTGGCGTAAACCTTCTTGCCATCCATCTCGTAACGCCCTGCAACATTCTTCCAAAGCCCACCTTTCTCCCCAAGTTCCAGGAGTCCGTAGTAGGTGTCAAGTCCTCTTTCATCATAATAAAGCCGTACTTCAACTTGTTGGTTTTCTTTACTTAGACGCGACTTAGCAGTCTTTGCGCGGATAATGTTTCCGATGATTTCTTTTCCATCCTTCTCTTTCTTCTTGCTGAGATAAATGATTGAACTCGCAGCGTACTTGAGACCTGAACCTCCTCCCATTTCCTTAGTTGGAACGTAAGCTCCGATGACATCATAAGTGTGATTGGTAACAATGAGTGGAACATCAGCCTGTCCTAATTTGAGTGTTAACATTCTAAAAGCGCCCTTGACGAGTTGTGACTTCGTCATGTCCTTGACTTGTTTATCAATCAAGGCGTCTCCAATCTCCTTCTCTGTGGATAACATTCCAAGAGAGTCGAGAACGAACATCATGGGCTGGCGATCAGCCTTGTCCAGTTTCATATATTTATCTACAGACTGAAGTGCTTTCACTCTAAACTCTTCAATCGTAACAACATTCATCACCACAAAACGGCTGGTGTCAATGTTGCGCTCCTCCAGAAGTGAACGAGTGATAGCAGACTCAGTGTCAAAATAGATAACAATGCCATCAGGATTAGATTCAAGGAAGTTTCTGACAACTGCGAGGGCAAAGAAAGTCTTTCCAGTGCTGCTCTCACCAGCGATTGCAGTAATCTTATTACCAGAAAGACCACCGTAAATACTGCCAGATACAAGAGCGTTGAATATGTAACTACCAGTTGATACGTATCTTTCATCCTCTTCAATGTCTTTTGCAAGAAGGGCGTATTCGTTTCCGACATCTTTGATTAGTGATTTGAGGAATGAACTCATGTGAAAAAGTCAAATAGTGTTGCTGTGTGTTCGGTTTGCCATCCGATTGAATCAAGGATGGTTTGGAGAGGATCAATGAATGATTTCTTATACATTGTATCGTAATCAAGGTATTCTGTCAACTCAAACTCTTTGGGGAGTTCATTGATAAATGAGATGACATTCTCTCCTGTTGGATTGGGTGTTCTGAGGAAGACAAACCGGATCTTCTCACCATCCTGAATCATCTCATAACGATTACCCAACTCACGTTGTTTGATGTAATGGTTGAACATAATGGACCCTCTCACGTGAATGGGAGTTCCTTTCTTATAAAGTGTCGTGTGATCACGAAACTTAGAGATGTTGTTGGCAGTCCGTGGAAAGGCAATGTCCTGTGGTTCCAGAGTGTTGAAGTGCTTACGCTTCTCCTCAATAAACTCAATCACATCCTTCTCAGTCCCAGTCATAATAAGATTGAGACACTCTTTGATGTAAGCACGAACAGGTTTAGGTGTTGAGGACTTGACTGCCTCAATACCCATCATCTTCAGTTTAGGTTCTTCATAACGAACACCTTCATTATCCCAAACATTGAGGATGTAACGCTTCTTAGCTGTCCAGATGCCTCTCTCTGCAATGCACTCTCGCTTCATCACAAGAGTTTCTTCATAACAGTTGAGATAATCAGACAACTCTTTATAACTCTCTGCAATGAATGGTTCCACTTTAGATAAGCAGAACTTATTCAATACATCAACAACTCTTTGGCTTGATAAGTCGCCATTGGGTGAAATCCTATCCACAAGAGGACCAAGATTAAGATAGATAGAGTCAGTATCCGACGCAATAACATAATCAACACCTTCAGTCTTTAGTGTATTATTTACATACTCATTGAGTTTGCGTTCAATCCACCTAATGGCAACCTGTCCTGTGCAAGTGATTGCTTCTGCATTCTCAAGACGATAATGCCTGAAGTATTGATTACCAATGGCACCATAAAGAGAGTTGAGACAAATCTTTCTCACCATCTGGAAGTTAGAGAACTTAGTCACATCCTTCACAGTCTGAGCATGGAGCTCTAACAACTTTTCATTAGAGAGGTGAGATAAGTCTTTGCCTGACTTTACAATCTCTGCCTGTGCCTCCTCACCAGCACCACCAATTAAATAACCCATAATTTAGTTCATCTCTTAGTATTATAACATACAATCATCTTTTTCTCAAGACTTTTTTATCATCCCAAGGCACAAGATTATATTGTACAGATCCCCATGGTTTTTGAGATTTAATCCTGTTTTCAATTGCAAATTCTGGGCCATCTTTATTGTCAAGTGAGAACCATCTTTTTGCTGCTCTATCTTCACCTTCTCCTTGTTTAGGATTTTGAATTGCATTCAGAGAATAATCGTCATCATTAATGAGATCTCGATCCATGGCTTTGAAGTTATCGTTGTCAAATTTCCATAACTCATATGGTAAATTATCTGGATAAATATGATTCAAAAAGTTCTTGATGATGTCTGGATTATACTCTTTAAATAATTCATCAAGTCTTCCAAAAAATGGATTGTTTGGATTTCTCATGAGATCATTATATTCACTTCTATGTTCTTTATAACCATCTCTTCCCCACATAGCATTTGATTCTGCTGTATTAGTTGGTAAACCTGCAGCTCTAAACATAAGATTTCTTACATCAATTAACCTACTTCCAAGTTCAAATTCTTCACCATTTTCATCCAGTAGATTTCTGTTTTTTGATATCCTATTGAATAATTTTTCTAATCCACCAGATCCAGCATAAGCGTCTGCAGTTGCTTTAGAACTGATACCTCTCATTTGTCCACCTCTGTCCTTGAACAAGACATCTGCACTGTCTGCAGTTGCTGCATCATCTCTACCTTTGAAGGCATCAATGATAGACTGTGGACCCATTTGTTGATTTGTGCTTCGAATCCAAATATCTTCAGGATTAGGAGCGAATCCAAATTCTCTAGTTTTTTCTCTAAAATTCTGAATAAACTCCATAACCTTTCTGGGATCTTGCTTCATCAAATGTTCCAAATATTTTTCATTATCATGAACATTTTCTAATGGAATTTTGTGATTTTTGATATCTTCAATTGTTCTAGCATCAGGATTTGAAAGAATCGCTCCAATGGCTAATTCTCCAAAATTGAAATTGGCATTTGCTCTACCAGAAGAAGGTGCTGCTGGTGTCGTGTTTTGAACTGATGCCTGTTTTATTTCTTCTAATACTTCAGGTGAGACTGCATGTTTAATCTTATCACCTAGATCTAATTGAGGAGTGGTGCCAGTACCACCAGGAACCCTATCATCTTTGACTTTACTGCCAATCTTATGAGCCACGTCACTTTGCTGAGAAAGGATATCTCTTAGGATGGGTGTACCTTTCCAGTTACTTGGTGTTTTTACCACAACATTATCACCATTGCCTGATACCTTCATTGCATTATCATCCATAACCTTATTAGCACCAGTTGGTGCCCTATTACCTGCACGTTTCTGTGCAATAAGATCAGGAAGCACTCTATTAATTGCCTCCTCATCCTCAAATACTCTACGTAAACCTCCAGAGAGGAGAAATTTATCTAAAGAATTTAATTTCTCTTCGTCTTCTATTAGAAGTAATTCTTCATCATCACGAGATTCAATTAATTCTTTTTTGAGTTTTGAAATATCCATAAGTTTTTTTTAAAAGCGGACGGATAGAATTGCACTATCACAGTTCATCTGGTAGATGAACGTCTTCTATAGTCATCCGCTCTTTTATTTATCATCTAATTATATCAATATTAGCGCCTGGTTGCCAAAGTTCAAGTTCTGTTCTCAAACCATCATTAGCAACCAGTTTCTCATACCTCTTAGATGCTTTCTTCTTCCACCATGCAATGACATCTTCAACCTCATAACCAAACTTACCAAGATAAGTTCTCTTCTGTTCTGTAAGAGATTTGGCATGGACGATAGCAGCAACAAACTCTTCTAACTTATCTTTATCAGTCAGAGATTTCTTGATGATAGCAATCATCTTTTGTTGAATCTTCAACTTCTTACCAGACTTGTCAGCAGAGACAAGACGCTCACCATCATTTGCTTTCTCATTGAACCATTGGAACATGGTTCTGAAATATCCATCATGGAACAATGGCAGGAAGTTACTGTCAGTATCGCCAATGTAACGAACAAATGGTTTTAGTCCATCATACATTGATACACCTTTGGTTGTTCCATAGAGTGATGTGGTTTCAAAGTACTTCAAATCTGTTCCATACTTCTCATCAAACTCACGCTTGAGATAATTAGACGATGCCAGAAGACAGAGGAGTTTACCACCAAGATAATTGAATCCAAATGGTTGAACAGGAATGATGTTGAATCCCATGACAAACTCAGCGTTCACCTGCTTCAATGGTACTACACCATCAAAGTAAACATTACGTGGACGTGAGTTGATAGTAGGAGAACCAAACCTCACCACACCTATCACAGTATCTGTTGTGTCTTCTGTGACAATCCATTTGATAGTTCTGCCTGGAATTGCCTCTTCAACTGCATTGGACGCTGTCAGGTTCAATATCTCAGCATAGAGTGCCTGATTGTATTTGGACTTAGGTTTAGGTGATGTATCAACAGTATGAATACTGAATGACATGTCATTAGGATGAACTCCAAAGTCATGAAAGATATCATCTTCAGGTCCAAACAATGACATTGCAGAAGAAGCGATGCGATCTTCTTTAATCATTCTGAAGTAATCATCAATCCTATTGAAGTTCTTATAATAGGTGATGAACTGATCTGCTGCCCAGATCGCATCTTGTGGAGTCAATTGTCCCATTTCATCCTCAGTTGTTGTTCAGGTGTGTAATAATAATCGTCCTTACCTTTTCTAATTTCTAACACATACACTGTACCATCAGGACGTTCATATGTCAAGTCAGTGTCAGAGGATGATATCAAATGCATACTGATTGTCTTATCATCCATTGATGGTTTGAAGTCTGGTGGAAATTCACTCACGTCAAACCTCGCTTCTTCATTTCAGATTCCACATCAACCAGTAACTGTTTATAAGACAACATTCTCTTCTTATAACCAACACGTTCTGCATACATCTTAATCACCAACTCTGGCATAATGCCTGTCTTCTCTTTGGTGTAGAGAGCACCATTAGCAGCAACAGCCAAGTCACCAGGTGGCACAACAGGCTCAGTCTTATCAATCAGTTTCATATGATTGACTGGAAGGTGTTGATCATTTACCAGTGTCTCAGGTGATACATTAAGAAATCTAATGAGTGATGGATACAGTGAGTTCAAGTCAAAGGAGACAACCCAGTCATAACCATTAGGTTTAGGTTCTTTCACATAAGCACCAATAAACTGGTCTGGCTTCTCACTCTTCTTCAAGAGAGGAAGGACAATGTTACGTTCCTTCAGATAGTTATAGATGATAATGTCCCACAATCTCACCTGAGCAAAGGTGTCAGTGTAGTTACATTTGGCATCATATGCCATCAACATTACCAAGTCAATGAGTTTCATCTTCTCTTCTAACCTATCAACAAGATCCACGTCAACTAGGTTATAATCAACGAACTTATTCCAGTCACCAGTGTAGAACTCTTTGAAGGTGGCAAACTCTGAGTGGTCCAGTTTCTTCTGTCCTAACTCAACCTCAGCAATGTAATCAAGACGATAAGACTCTTGGTTGGTGTAGGTAAACTTCTTATAGATGTCAAGGTAATCAAGAACTGAGACACCAGCAATGTCATAAGTTTGTTGCTTTCTTCCAAAACTCTCAATCAACTTCTCACTCACCATTCTCCAAGGTGAGATGTCACGCATCGCAGTCAATCCAAGGATATTACGAATGCGATTGACAATGAATGGAATGTCAAAGTTCTGACAGTTCCAACCAGTAATCACTTCAGGCTGAACATCCTTCCACCAGGCAAGAAATGTCTGCAACAGAACAACCTCATCCTCACAATACACATACTCAACATCATCTCGTGTTGGTGTGTAAGGGCGAGAACCAAAGGTGATCAGACGCTTTGTCTTGTAATTCTTTAGGGTGATAAGGAGGATCTCTTCTGCTGCCTCTTCAGGTTTGGGGAAACCATTCTCAGATGCAGTCTCAATGTCAAGAGAGAAGAGTTTAATCTTATCAATGTCATAATCAATTTCTTCAGGATACTGTTCTGACAGGAACTGATAAAGGTATCGTTCAAAACCATAAACCTTAGTACCAGAGACGCCTGAGTAGTTCTCAATGAACTCACGACAATCTTTCATTGTGCCTGGCTGAATTGGATTGACATATTTGTCATCCAATGTCTGATACTCTGTGGGCTTATTAGACGCCAAAAAGAGGGTGGGCTTAAAGAGAACTTTCTCCATAAAGCTACCACCCTTCTTGTCGTCATAACCACGAAGAAGTATCTCATTGCCATATAATCTGGCGAATGTAAAAAACCGCATCAAGCTTTGTCTCTTAGTACCTTCAGGTATTCTAACACACTTTCTCTGATTTGCATCAACTCATCAAAACAATCCTGATTACGAGCACATTGTCTCAGTTTAGGATCTACTTTGAGAACTGATTCTTCAAAGAGTGTCAGTCCGTCAGTATAATGGTTCTTCGATGTATTTGGGTTCATAATCATCATCAGGTTCAGGGACATCTTCCTCTTCATTTAGGAGGACTGGAGCTGGTGCTTCTGTAAAATCTTCAAGGGTTTTACCAATCTTCTTTAGATAAGCATCTCTTATCTTATCA